CGCAAGGGGGAAGGGATGAAGAAAAGCGAAGCAGGTGATTTACGTTCCCGTTTAGGGTTTAAGAACCTATTCATATTTAAACCGCGTAACATAGCGCAACCGACCGCCAAGAGTGATGACTTTCAGCAGGCAGAAAACGAAGGGGAAGGAGCAATTGAAGGGGTTAAGTACTCCACAACCGGCAGTTATCTTTTTTTTGAAATGTTAAGCGCCACGTCGGACACCGTGATTATTCGCTTCGACTGCATCGCTGCTGTTGTAGATGCAGGAAAAGCCGGAAGTGAAGTTCATTTGTTATCAGGAAGCAAGATTCTGGTAAAACATCATGCTATGAGCCTGATTGAACATATGCGGCAGGTATTTACGGACGTGCGGAATAAGTTCCCCGAGCGCAAAGACATTTTGCCGCAAGTGGCGTTCTCTGTCATTGGCAAAAAAGATAAGGCCGAATTATCCGGCCTTAAATATCCAATATGAAATTAAATTATGCCAGAATCGAGACTTATTCCGGCTTTGGTTATCTTTTCTTTTAATTTTTCGCCGAGTTCATCATGAAGATTAATTACATCTGCATGAAGCTGGTTATTTCTGATTGGCTGGTTGATAGATTCAAGAGTTGATATTAATTGCTGTAGTTGTGAAATTATTTCATTTTCAATTTTCATAAAAGTAATTCCTTTTGTAGGTGGTTGGTTGTTTTGCCTATGGTTCCGCTCAGAACAGGGTAGGCACAACAAAGATACCACAACCCACGCGCCGGACGTGGTGAAAAACTCCGGCACACATTCCATTAATTAATAATAGTGAGGCAACAATGACTGATGGTGTTTATGAAGTTCGCTATCCAGTTGACGCTGTGCCGTATCAGAAGTTTGCAGAGCTAATCGGCAAATCTGACGCAGCAGTGAAAGGGATGGTTGATGCTGGCAAACTACCGCTAGTTCCGTGGGTCAATCCCGATCCTAAAATAAAGACTCCACCTAATTTACGGCGGTGTGAGAATTGGGTGTATATACCTGAGTTCAATCGCGCAATGCGTGACGCGTATATGAACCGACCAAAAGAACAGCGTGACGCCTGGCTGTTGTGGCTGGGGCTGTAATATGGGGGGAGATAATAAAGGGCTGGTATTTTCAGGTATTGATCATGCGTTAATAAAATTAAGCGAACATACCAGCATTTATCGCGGATTTTCTATTATTCGCTGCCCAAGAACGGCAACTAATCCAATAACTCGCTATCGCATCAGTCAAGGCGATCAATCATTCGGGCTATTTGATGCGTTAGGGCAAGCGACTTCTTATATCAACGAACTGCACGGCATGAGGGATTCAGCATGATTAGCACAGCGCGTTTATTAAAAGAGCAATCACCATCCCCGCAAAAAGGTTGGTTGGAATTACCAAACGGTCAGCGTTTTCAACCCACTCCCGCTCAGGCTTATTTTTCTCCGAAGAGCAATAAGCGCCGTTGGTTCGCTCGCCTGATGGGTATTGCGGCGTAACCGTCATGGCTAATACCGAATCCGCCCGCGCCGCGCCGCTGAACATAGCGGCCAGAACTGACGGGCTTAATCACATAGCAATGCTGAGGGGGAAGCACTTCCACACAAGCAGTGAAAAAGACATGTGCCGATTTATTGACGATATCCGTGATGAAAGATTTTATGACGGCGAACGTGAAGATAGAGAGGCAAAACGTTCCGAGTATATGCGTGTGTTATCCGCGATATTTGAATTAGCAGATATTGATAAGGAACGGCATAACCTGAAATTTAATGAACTGACAACTGAAGAAAAAGCAAAGCTGATTAAAGCGATGAATAAACTTAAAGCAGTTGTGAGTTTATTCCCCAAACATTTAATTCTTTAACCGTAATAACTCCCGTTTTTAAGGCGTAAATCCGCCGGGCTTTCTATTACCTGAAAAAAGGAAATCACGATGAGAAATGCAGAAGTTAAACAAATGCAAGTGGCGAGTGATAACGCGCTTGTTGAACTGCTGAACAAGGCTCGCCAGGAAGAAAGAAAAGACCAGCATTTAGGGTTTTCCTTGCGTCTGGCCGCGCTGTCTATTCATGCCCAGAAAAAGGAGTATTCGGCGGCGGAGATTATCGAGCTGCTGCGCAAAGAGGCAGAACGCTTCGAGCACTCAGCACAGGAGATCATTGCATGAACCACGTCATGATTGATATCGAAACGATGGGGACAAACCCTAAAGCGCCAATTTGTTCGATTGGTGCAGTGTTCTTTAACCCTAAAACGGGTGAGCTGGGCGAGCAGTTCTATTGTCGCGTCGATTTTGAAAACGACATACTGAACGGCGCGGTGCCGGACGGCGGCGCTATCAAATGGTGGTTGCGTCAGTCCTCAGAGGCTCGAGCTGAATTAATCTGTGATGACGCCGACGCCACCATAATTTTTCGCGCAGTCAGTGATCTCAGTGACTGGCTGACAGATAACGCAGACAACCTGAAATCATTAAAAGTATGGGCGAATAGCCCGTCGTTTGACTTAGTTATTATGAGGTCGAAATTTGAGCGTCTGGGTTTCGATATTCCTTGGAAATATTGGAATGAGCAGGACGTCAGGACGATTAAAGAAGTTGGTCGTGCGCTGGGTGTTGACGCCCGACCATTCACAGGCACGCAGCACAATGCGTTACATGATGCTATCAATCAGGCGGCGTTGGTTTCTGCCGTTATGTCTCTGTTGGCACAGAATAACGGCGGTGAATTATGATCCGCCCGTTCATCAAATGGGCGGGGGGTAAAACCCGCGTCCTGCCTGATTTGTTGCCACTCTTGCCGAAAGGCGATTGTCTTGTAGAGCCGTTCGTTGGCGGTGCGTCGGTGTTCCTGAATACCGACTTTTCCAGTTATGTACTGGCTGATATCAACGCTGATTTGATCAATTGCTATCGTATCGCTGCCGCTGATACTGACGAGTTAATCTCAACGGCAAAAGTTTTATTTCAGTATGGAAATAATAAAGCTGAGTATGAAACCCGCCGCCGTAGCTTCAACTATCAACGCAGTACAGGGTGTGGAACAGGGATAGAACAGGCAGCGTTATTTTTATATTTAAATCGTCATGGTTATAACGGCATGTGCAGATATAACCGCAAAGGCGATTTTAATATACCGTTTGGTAAGTATCGTGCGCCCTATTTTCCAGAGCAAGAAATTAGGCAGTTCGCAGAAAAGGCCAATGATACAGGCGCTGTCTTTGTTTGCGCCGACTTCAAAGAAACCCTACATGTATATGCTAAGCCAGACACCGTAACTTATTGTGATCCTCCCTATTTACCGGTTAGCGACACAGCTAATTTCACGCAGTATCACACATCGGCATTTACGCCTGACCAGCACAGAGAATTAGCTGATGAGTTATTACACGTTAACCGTGAAACGGGCGCACCGGTTGTTATCTCAAATAGCGACACTTCCGCTACGCGCGAGATTTACCAACACTATCAATTCCATGAAATCGCGGTTCAGCGATCTATCAGCGCAAACGGCATCACGCGTGGTGCCGCAAAAGAAGTGATCGGCGTGCTGAAAACCTGTGACGGCTGCGGGCGTGCGGGCGGCGGTTGCTGCCCTGATTGTGGCCCATGCATGGGCGATGCGATATATCAGGAAATGGCTGCTTCCGGTGAGTTCGATAGGGAGGCGTTCTGAGTGCCTGAACAGTGGGCTTATCCGTGGAATGCACCACGTCCAGCGATCTCCATACCACTGGGGATCGCTGACTCATTTCTCCCTTCTGCCACAAATACCACCACGCCGCATCCAGCCGTAGACAATCATCTTAAACGGCTTGTATCGCGCTCCACTTTCTCCGATCTTGATTTCGATCAGGCCGTCGCGCGGCTGGATTACTTCGAGCCTAATTCAACGCTATTGAAGATGCGCCGCCAGTTCGCTGAGGCTGAGCGGGACGAGCATCAAGCGACATTGAAAAACTGGATGGAAACGCCGGAAGGTGTTGAAAGTCGCTTGTTGGAACAGCCGTTTTTTATCCGCGATACCTACAGGCAAAAAATAGAATGGCTGCGCGCGAACCGCGAAGTGCGACACGTCAGCGCCTTTTTCATGGGAACCGTGAAAAAAGCCCTGCTGCGTCTGGATGCCGTGCGCGTCAAGCAAGGTGTGCGCGATGGTTTTACGTCAGAGCTTGCAAGCTACTGGCGTGCGCGCTGGCAGCATCTTGCCGAGTTTACGAAACATGAAGCAATAAACGCTGGTCACGCTATCGCAGCCAGCATCACGGAAATGTTTGAAACCGAATGCGGCAACACATTGCCCGCTGATATGACCAATGAAGAGATTCAGGCGCTTTTCTGGCATTTAGGCCGTGAAATGCTGGCGCTACGCATAACGCCGCCGTGCTGGGGCGTGATCATTGGCGATAACGAATCAAAAAAACGTATTTGCTCCGCCATTCTGCGCATCATTAGCCCCGAATGGTGGGGGCGTAAGTTATGGCGTTTGCGCTGCGAATGGCGAGAAAACCAGTTCCGCGCCATCGGTGTGATACACAAGAAACGAATGCCTTATGTCAGCCTTGATGCGTTGAATCAATGGCAAGAGCAGCGCCGTAAAAACCGCGAGTTCTTTAAAGCGCATGAACTGGTTGATGAAGACGGTAACGTCGCATCACTGGAAAACATGGTGTACGCCAGCATTAGCAATCCGGTTATTCGCCGTCACGAACTCATGACGAGAATGGCAGGTGTTGAAATGATTGCAATATCGCGCAGTGATGAGGGTGTTTTTCTGACAATCACTTGCCCGTCGCGTTATCACGCCACAATTCAGAACGGTCACCAGAATCCCAAGTGGGATACCTCATCCCCTCGTCAGGGGCAGCGCTATTTATGCAAGACGTGGGCTAAGGCCATGTCGAAATTAAACCGTCGCGGCCTGCGCCCGTATGGTTTCCGCGTCGCAGAGCCTCATCACGACGCTACGCCGCACTGGCACGTATTGCTATTCATGCCGCCCGAAGACCGGAAAGAAATCGTCAGTATTTTACGCGAGTATTTCATTGCGGAAGATCGCTCCGAGTTGGGGCGTAATACCGGTGCGCGCTTTAAAGCGAAACGCCTTGATCCCAAGAAGGGTAGCGCTACAGCATACGTGGCGAAATATATCAGTAAAAACATTGATGGCTACGCGCTTGACGGTGAGCGTGATAACGAAACTGGAAAGCCTTTGCGCGAAACTGCAAAGTTTGCGATGGCCTGGGCGTCTCAACATAACATCCGTCAGTTTCAGCCGTTCGGCCTGCCGCCTGTAACTGTTTGGCGTGAGCTTCGCAAGTTGGCAAACCAACTTACCGCAGTGCAGAAAGAAGCCGGAACATTCAAGCGTGGCGCTTCTCAGTTAGCCGATCCGGCAATGGATGCCGTGTTAGCCTCTGCCGATGCTGGCTGCTTCGCGACTTACATCGAAAAGCAAGGCGGCGTGCTGATCCCGCGCGAGCTATACACCGTGCGCATCGCGTATGAGGAAGCTGACGAGCAAAACGACTACGGCGAGACACCAGAAAAAATCTTTGGTGTTTTCTCCCCGCGTTTGGGTGAGCTGTCGCGCATCTGTACCCGTCTCGTTAAGTGGAAAATCCGCAAGAAACAGGCAGCAGACGCAGGCGCTAATGATAGCGCTGGGCGTGGTTTGGCTGTTACTACGTCGCCCACCGGCGACGCTTGGAGTTCTGTCAATAACTCTACGGGCGACGAAAAAATAAGCATTTCCGAACCCGCCGATAGAGAGATTGGCAGTACGTCAGAACCAGAAACCATCGACTTTGAGCACATGACAGACACGGAACGGCGTGGATTGCTCAATCGAATTCGATCACAGCCGCCGGATCGGCGACATAGCGAACACTCGTCCACAACTCAGACCCATGAAACGACTGAAAAACAGACTGTTAGTAAACGGTCGGACGACTGGCGCGCCAGCGTTGCCGATTTCGCCCGTTCTCTGGGCTGGGATATCAGCGCCGGTGAGGTGCGGCGACTGGAAACCGGCAGCGCGATCACACTCGCGGGCTATGCCTACGTTGCTAACGGTGATGGTTGTCTGTATCGCGCGCCGACGAGTCAGCAAAAAGACAAGGAATATCAGGATAGAGCGGCGGCGCTGCTGCACCGGATTGCCACGTTGAGTACAAAGCTATTGAGGTGAAATTATATATTGACATTTAGTGATAAACGAGTAATAACTTAATTTGATTATGATTAACCAAATTTGATTATGATAAAAATTCAACTATCACTCACTACATAAGGTTGTCACTCATGGACATTACAAGACACATAGACATCAATTACGGCGGAGTACAAGCTAAGTTTGCTAAAGAGCTGGGAGTAAATCCTCAGCAGGTTACAAAATGGATTGCGAATAAGTACGTTATTATCGACGGCATCATTTATAGCCCCCTTAGAAGCATAGTGAAATTTTCGAGAAGTGATGAGTCTACAATAGATGGTAAACATGCAATTAACACCCTCATTGATGCTGCTAGGCACCTCAAAAGAGCATCATCAGCATTTGTCTCTGAATTCAGAAGTTTTAAGCATGAAATAAAAGTTGAATGTCATGATGAGCCCACATACAAAGAGTTGGAAAAAGAAGTAAAAGAGATTCAGAAGTATATCGAACCGTTTTTAGAACTGCTCAATTACCATT